CGGAATATTCAGTGGAACTACTGGAATTGATTTCGGTGCTGATTCTACTGCTAAGTTCTTTGTTGATGCACAGACTGGTGATACAAGAATCGGTACTACTGGTTCTTCACTAGGTGATGGAGATCTAACTGTTAATGGTGGTCATGTTACCATCAATAGCACAGCGACTGCTACACCTTCGGATATAGACTTCCCACTACAGATAACAAATCTTGGTGTGAGTGCTAACCGTAACTATAAGATACGTCAGGATGCTGCTATAGATGCATTTGGTGTTACTAAGTTCTACAATGAAAATGGTGGTAAGCACTGGGTGTTTGCTACAACTAACTTAACATGTCAGACTGGTAAGAACTATATGATCTCTATAACTGCTGATACAGTGTTCACTCTGCCAAGTAACGCTGTTACTGGTGATATAATTAGATTTATAGAAGTCGGTGGTGCTTTATCATACGACATTTCACTGATAGTTCGTGCTCCTTTGAGCGTAGCGATTGGTGGTGATACCACTGGTACTCAAGCTGGTGGATTAAGTTCTCCATATCAAGGTGGTGAACTGATAGTTCAAACAAGAAACGCTGGATTCGGATTAGTATATGCTGGAAGTAACGATAGTGGTAACAGTGCAATACCAGCCAACTTTAGAGGTTGGTGGCTCGTGGAGATATAAAAAATGACTACTCATTACGAAACCGCAAGGAAAATGAGTGGTTCTGCAGTAGGAACCATTCTACCTTGGACTGGTGATGCATCAACTATTCCCGATGGATGGGTGCAGTGCAATGGACAGACCTTAGAAGGATCTGAGTATCCAATACTTGCATCTATTCTTGGTAATACATATGGACCTACTGGTGGTCTAAATGCTAGAACATACGACACTTATATTCTTGGTGATATATTCAGACTACCCAATCTAAATGGTAGGGTTCTTGCTGATTATGAACAAGCATATGTTAGTTCATCTGCACAGTATGCACACTTACAAATGGGACAGACATCGCAGAGTAATTCTGTTGGTGGTCTCTCTATTAAGACTGGTGAAATTGATTCGTTAAGAGTCAGTGGTACATATACTTTCAGTAATTTAATTGGTAGTGCATCTGGTAGTGGGTTAACTATTGTTGTTGACGTTGATGTTGTTGGTAGAGCAGCAGTTACGACTATTAGTGCTGCTGGTACAGGTTGGGTTGAGGATGAGACAGTAACTATTTCTGCAGCATCATTACCTAATGGTACAACAGACATGGTTATAATGGTTGATTGGATTAAACCATCAGTACAAGATGTTTTATTACCAACTGCAACTGGTGCAACACAACTAATTCAAGGTGATGGTAGTCCTGTATCACCACCTACATCTGTTAATGCTACATCGGATATCAACTTTAATGTATCTGACTCTGGTAATTTAACAGGACAGATAAGAAGTTTTACAGTCAACCCACCATCATATTTTAAGACATTCTATGTGGTTCCTAGAAAATTAAGTAAGGATCACATGCCTAGTCATAGACATTCTAATCCAGCTGGTGTAGCAGGTTACAGGAGAGCAATCCCTGATGGTCCTGCTATTGAAGGATTTCAATGTCCTGATGCTACACCATGTTGCGAGAACAATCAGAAAGAAAGAAGTATCAACGCTGTTGGTACTGGTGACGTTGACTTCTTTAATACTGATGCTGGAGATCCAGGTGGATATGGTCTTGTAACTAGATATCAGTCTGGTGTTACTATTGTTGAAACATCAGGTCCGAAGTTGGGTACATCAAGTACTGCTGGTTCAGTTGGTCAAGCACACTCATCACCACAACCTGTATGGACTGGTCCTATACCTAGACCACTTGGTGCTACATTTGACTGGACTGCTGGTGGATCCAAAACAAACTACTGGGCATCAAACTTAGGTAACTTAACAGGATACAAGAACTGGTATGGATATACTGGTGATGGTACTGGTATGATAGGACAACAAACTGCTGCTGATGCTGTTGCTACTAATTTATTCACTGCTGGTGATAACAACTCATCTAAGACATTTCCTACCACACTAAATCATAACAAAGAATATCATGGTACTCAAGGATTCCACTCACACTATACATTTGAGTTACAAATGAATGCTGGATTCCTAAAAGCTCCAACTATAGTACCAGTCAATAACATTAAAGTAACCAGTGATCTTGCTGGTAATACTAATACAATAGCACCACAAAACATACCATCGGCACTAAATATAACAGTTGATGTTAAGACACCTGCATTGAGTATGATGTATATAATCAGGGCATACTAATGAAGCATTATCAGAAAGAGAAATCAAAATTAGGTAATGCACCTGGAACTATTATTAATTGGTCAAAACCTATTGCTAATACTGACCCTAATGCTGCTTCTAATATAGCATCACTACCAGCAGGTTATTTACCTTGTGATGGTCAGGTTTATAATGCAAATCAATACCCACAACTAGCAGATATTTTAGGTACTGGTGCAGCATCTATCTACAAAAAAGATGACACAACTTTATCTGAGACACAGTTTCAAGTACCTGATCTAGGATCAAAACATATTGAAGCATCAACGTCTGGTAATGTGGGATTACAACGTAACATGCTCAAGACAGTTGGTACTGGTGCTAATGCAAATCAAGTTCAGAGAGCTGGTGTTGGTGTTGATATAATATCTAATATCGGTGATACTGCTACTGTTGGATTTAATGGCGTATTTACAATACCATCACAACAGTTTGCTTTAAATGGTAACATAGGTTGGACACTACCAACTACAACTGAGACAGAATCTGTTGCAGTCAATGGTTTCGGACCTCATATGCATCATACTACTACTAACTGGATTGCTATTAAAGAAGATCCAGCAGTAACTAATAGATCACAACCATCATATATCAGAGCATCTGATACTAACGTCAATGTATATTATGGAGGTAACTTCCCTTTATGTGATGCTAGAGCAAGAGAATATCATTCTGCGATGGATAGTAACTTAACTGGTGACGGTAACTGTAGTGGATGTACGACATGGAATAAATATTTTATTGGGTGGACAACAGGTGGTGGTACAGGTGGTGGAGGAGGAGCTGCTGCGAGTGGTACTTATTCTTCATTATATACAGACACACTTACTATCACATCAAAAGATGCTACGTCATGGCCTAATAATACTGGTAATATTCCCATAGGTAAAGCATCACCATATGACACTCGTGTAAGTGATACCACATTTACATACCCATCAGCAAGAAACTTGATGGAAGCAACAGAGACACCACCTGGTTCTGATATAAATGATAAGACATCTCATAGTCATAGAATATCTAGAGAGATAGGTGAGACAACATATACTGCTACAACTGAGGTTGAGACAGTTAGACCTGATGGTTTAGAAGCAGCAGTAAATATAAGAACAAGCACTATCTCTAAGTTTGATGATATTGTATCACCATATTTTGTCCTAGAATACCTAATTAAATACTAATGGCCACATACAGGAATAAAAATAGTTTCAATCATCACTATTCCGATCAACATGGTGACATGGGTGCTCCTATCGGTTCTATTATTGCTGTGTATGTCGATAATTATAGCACAGTCAATGGTACTATAGACAAGGATGCAGTAGCATATAACTATCCAGGCTATGTTTATTGTGAAGGACAAGACTTAAATATATCAGATTTCCCATTATTATATGAAGCAATTGGTAATAAGTATGGTGGTGCTAATCCAAACACTGTAGATTTAACGACTTGGAATGGATCTAAGACAGCAAATACTGGTAACAGTGGTCACACACCTGGTGGTATTGATCTAGGTACATTCAAAGTACCAGATCTAAGAATGAAAAGAATCAATGGATCAGGTGGTATAGATGGTTCTGGTTCATTAACACCTGACGAAGCAGCAATGGAAGTTGGTGATACTGGCGGTGAATGGTATATATCACGAGCACGACAGTTAAAAGAGTATTCATTTGGTAGTGTTAGAATCACTGGATACACTAGTGTAACTGGGTTTATATCTGGTACACTGAGTGGTACAGCAGACATATCAGTTGGACCTATGGAAGAAAAATTCCTGCAGGGACCACCACCACACGGTCACATGGTATTAGGTAGTGAGCATGATACAAGATCTATCATGGATGCACAGGATACTGCTGGTGTTCCAGATCAACAACCAGGCTGGGATACTGGTTATGGTATGATATTAGAATCTCAGTTACCACAAGGTGATGCTGCTGGTCACTCACACTATCTCGCAGAGTTTAGACCTGCAAGGAATAGTACTAATACATCAATGGATGAACCAAAAGATCAGTATAGTTACGATGTATCTGAGACATATGCTCATGAATATGCTGCACCTGGTAACGATGCTGCACAAGGTCAGGTAGTGTATACCGTACAAAATAATCAAGACACTACTTATAGTTGGGTTTGCCCTACAGGTGTAACATCTGTGTGTGTAGTGTGTATCGGCGGTGGTTCAGGAGGTATGTCTGGAACTTTAGGAGGCGGTGGTGGTGGACTCGCCTACAAGAATAACATATCAGTGATTCCTGGTAATAGTTATAGTGTGCAGGTTGGTCATGGTGGTACAGGTAGTACAGCAGCACCAAACACAGATTACGCCAACGTTCATGGAGGTGATAGTTTCTTCATAACTCAATCTACATGTATTGGTAAAGGTGGTGGTAACTACGGTACACCAGCAACATCAGCAATGGGTGGTGGATTCTTTGGTGATGGTGGTGGTAACGGTGGTCATGGTGGAGCATATGGTGCTGGTGGAGGATGTGGAGGATATGCTGGAGACGGTGGTGGTGGATCCACACCTAATGCAGACTCTGGATCTGGTGGATCTGGAGCTGGTGCTCAATGTTCAATTGCTGGTGCTAACAATGGTGCTGGTGGAGGTGGTACAGGTTTATTAGGAATTGGTACTACTGGTGCTGGTGCTAGTGGTGGTACGACTACTGTTAATACAACTTATACTTTGATGTCTGGTGGTGCTGCTGGATCTGGTGGACAAGCTGGAGAGAATACAGCATCACCAACATTAAATACTAGAAACTGGGTTCCGATAAGTAATCTACAGTTATCTTCAGGTGCTGCTGCTGTATGGACTCAGTTTATGTTAGACCATGCAATATATCCAATTGCCCCTACTAATTTTTCTATCAATGATCCTTACCTTGGTGTAACACAAACAGGTGGATATGTATTAAATATTACTTCTGCTACTACAGCTGTTACATTAGAATGTGCTTGTGATAATGAGGGTACGTTTACTTGGTTAGATCCTAATGGTAGTGTAAAAACATCACAAACATTTGGTTCATCAGCTACACCACCTTATACACCATCAACTACTGTTAATATAACAGGTTTGGTTGTTGGACAACATATTCTTACATTTACGGTAAAAAATAATTCTGTTGCTGGTTTTGATACATGGGGAGATAACCCTGCTGGTATTGCTTGGAAGATAACAAGAACTGTTGATAGTTTAGTTTTATTAACCTCAAGACAATGCTGTGGTGGTGCGTATGGTTATGGTGATGCTAAGGGTGGTGATGGTGGATATCCTGGTGGTGGAGGTGGTGCAAACTACTGGCATTCTGATAATGCTGTAGCATCTGATCCTGGTGATGGTGCTCATGGTGCTGTGAGAATAATATGGGGTCCTAACAGATCATTTCCATCTGCAGCAGCAGATGTAGCAACAGGAATTACCGATGAAGCAGTTAATGCTTATGATAACCCCTTTGGTTCATTTAAACATAATGATACTGAGACTAATGAAAATAATCAAACCGTAACATACATTAAGTCGAAACAAATGAACGTAACACCAGCACAAGCAGGTATACAACTCAACGAGGGTACACTTACTATGACTGGTGCAGAGCAATTAGAGGTTTCTGCTGGAATTGTACCTAGACAACCAGTGCCTCTTGTGCTAAAATACTTTAGGGTTAAATATTTAATAAAAGCTTTTTGAATTAGATTATGTCGATAACTGGAACAGGTGCGTCTAACTACATGGAGATGGTCACACCTATTATACCTGTCAATATGATGGGAGATAAGGCTGAGTTTGATGATTTCGTTGCTATTTGGCCAAATTTTGTACCTTCTGCATTCTGTAATGATCTTATTGGATTCTTTCAGAGGTGGGAGGATGCTGCAGCAGAGAGAAATATAAAGAAAGATCTCAAACCATTAAATAATTTTGCTGGTGAGAACAATGCAATGGAGGGAACTCAGCAGTTTCCTAAGAAAGAATTGGGTAGAAAGGATTATGCTATTCTTATAGACAATCTAGATACCACAATGAATGCTAGGATTAACCAGTATTTACAAGCATGTGTTAATCATTATTGTAATGAGTATGGTGCTTTAACATCTGTACCTCTAACATCATGGCAGAGTAAGATGCAAAAGACACCTGAAGGTGGTGGTTACCATGTATATCATCATGAAAATGGGTCATTTAATGAACAGAATAGAGATTTAGTGTGGACAATCTATCTTAATGATGATTTTGAGGGAGGAGAGACCGAGTTCTTCTATCAAAAGAGAAGAATTAAACCAACTACAGGTACAGTATGCATATTTCCTGGTGGATTTACACATACTCACAAGGGTAATCTAGTACTTAAAGGAACTAAATACATAGTAACAGGATGGTTCTATCAACAACCAGCATAACATGGAATTAAACAATAACACAGTCGTAATAAGAGGTCAAACGAGACAAATGACTCGTGGTAGTACCACTGTTACAATAGATGATGATAGTTGGGATACTTATATCACACCAGTATTATATCCTTTATGGAGTTCAGATAGGGATAAGTTAACCTATTTTGAATATAGTAATGGTGCTACTGAGTCATGGAAATGTGATAAGCAAAAGTATGTTCGTAATCATACCACTGGTGTTTATTTCTGGAAAGACTATCAGTTCACTGAACCAACCATAGAAAATGTTCGTACATTTGTAACAGCAATAAGAGAAGCATTTGATGCGTGTATATCAGTTAGAAAGAATGAAGTTGATGAAACACTCAATAGAATTATAGAGAAAGAGAAAGGTATATCATTAGCAAAGGTTAAGATATGGAGAGATTTCTTCTTGCATACATCTGATTGGACAATGCTAGAGGATGCACCTGTTACTGCTGACGAGAAAGTACAGTGGAAACTATGGAGATCTAAGGTACGTGAGTTACCAGCACAGTTTACATCATCTGCTGTTAATCTAGTACAGACTCTTAAGATGCCTATTGATCCAAAGGTTTACAAAGAATACTTTTTGCCTTATAATGCTGGAGTTGACTACCTAGCAACTGATGAGCAGTTTATTGACTTCCCATCTGCTAAGTTTAGCAACCTTGAACGAGTCATGAACGATTGGATTCGTATCGCTCTATTGATTAGAAGACCAACAAAAGGATTCAATGTACCTACTGTATCATCTATCAGTGATCCTATAGAAGCATTAGTTAAAAGAATCGAAGAAGAACAAGCAGCATTACAAGCATTAAAAGATTTGCATTCCTAAATTATGATACGAAGAATGAAATGGTTACCAGAGGCTGCTTG